TTTTATAGTTGGAACTGGCTTGCTCTTATCTTCTGGTTTACCTAAAGTTTTTTGCCCATCTTTATATCCTGCATCATAACCGGCATCATATCCTTTGTTGTAATTATCTTGATTGCTGGAAGTGCCAACTATCCAGAGTAAATTTCCCATTATAATAACGGTTAAGAAAACCCATATATAGGCGGTTGATTTTTCAACCATATCTTTTTTTGACTTTTCGACTACACCACAACATGGACAGGCTCTATTGTGTCCCGTTTTCTGTGCGTCCTCAACCGTCCCGCACCTAACATTTTTTGCATTTACAATATCAGGGCATGACGGACTTGTATGCACGTAGTCATTCTGTACATCCAGTTGCCAGTATACCAATGGTTTGGGCATTCTGCACCGCCTTTGTTCAATCTGCTAAATCCCCGCGCCGTTTCGCGCTTTTTCGTACTGGCTCTCCCCTATACTGTAAATAAAAACCACATTATAAGGGAGGTTTCCACAATGTCCGTTATCATTCGCCCGCAGCTGCCGCCAAAGCATGGCCGCCGGAAGCGTCCCAAAAACCGGATTGTAAAACACTCCCGCACGTTTTTGTGCAATTTACTACTTGCATTACAACCGTAAGTAGTATATAGTTGTTTCTATAAACAACGGCTACATAAAAAAGGAGAACGACCATGACCCAGCTCGAAAAAATCAGGATTGCAGCAGACGATCTAACCGACGAAGAACTTCGCGAGGTCCTTCTATATATTCAATCGATCAAGCAGAGTCCCGCTTAGACTTTACATAAGCTATATACTTTAGAATGTCTTCCCGCTCTGCATCAGTAAGGTCTACGCACTCTCTGGCTACGATTTCCCCATTGCTTTCTGCAATGGGGTTTTCTTTTTTGTCCATAGATAGCAAATAGTCCGCAGACACACCAAAGTATTCCGCTATTTTTTGCAGCTGTGCCGCCTGTGGACTAGTACCTTTTTTCTTCCACACCGAAACAGTACCTTTATTTATACCCATATCCAGCGCCGCCCGGCTACAAGTCACATTGTGTTCTTCACATAGTTTCTTGTAAACGTCAAAAAACATAGTTTTATCCCTCTCCCTTTGTGCATATTGCCAAAGTCTAAAAAGATAGACAAAACCACTTTACAAGTTTAACTAAATAGACTATAATGAAACTGTTGGTTGACAAAGTTAGACCCTTGTATCGGTGGTTTGATTCTAGCAACTTCATTCTATCACAAGAGTTTAAGAAAATCAACAAATTCTGTTGAAAGGAGATAAGTTTGTATGGCTGAACAATGGATTGCGGAAATTGTCGGCAAAATGCACATCCACCGCATCCGCCAACAGGATGTTGCGAAAGCCCTTTCGGTCACGCCGGAGTATGTCAGCGCCATTCTTAACGGTCACCGTTCCCCTGCTGGCGCACAGCAGCGCTTTGAAAAGGCTGTCGCAGACATCATCGCAGAAAGAAAAGAGTAACCGATGTCTACTATCGCAACCGTTTTTACGGTGACCTTCGCGCTTACCGGCCTATCAAGCCTGCTTGCCGCAGTGGTAGCAAAGTCCGCTTTGAAGCGATTGAACAATTCAGATCGCGCCGAATCTCCTGATTCCTTTTCATTGTGTGATTTTTACGAGCTGAACCCAAATCTTCAAAATAATTTGGCAACGGAATGCCAACGAAGCCAAACAGATTTGGAATACAACTACAACTGGGCAAAATCCACTTTGGGCATTGCCGGGCCGTTCAATCGCTACACGGTCAACGACCTCAAAAACGCCTATGACAGCAACTACCGCAGAAAGGAGTAACCCGCCATGCCCCGCGAAAAGCCCTTCTACCGTGACACCCTTGTCACCGTCCGTGCCCGCGCTGCCGAGCTTTACCCCGGCGAGATTCTTTTCGGCCCTGGAAAGGTCGCAAAGATTCTTGGTCGCTCCCGCGGCTGGGTCTGGATGCACTATGGCAGCATCCGCAACATGACCTGCGAACAAATCGCAAGCCTTTTATGCTGAAACAAAAAAAGCGCCGCATCGGTGTTGGCGCACCGACGCGGCAAGAACAGAAAGGAAAGTATTACATGAACATTGTATCACTGAAACGCGCCGCCGTCAAGCTGGCAATCACCGCAGATTTGGTGCTGCTCTTGGCTGCGCTCGGTTCTCTCAACATCCCCACCACTCTCTCCGCCCTGCTGGCGTTGAATCTGCTGTGCGGACTGTATCCAAAGGAGGAATCCAGCTATGAAGAAATTTGAACTGACCGCCGAATTTGTAACGAACGTTTTCGGGAAGAAGCTGTTCCGTATTAAGGCTCTCGTCGCTTTTGGCGACGTCGCGAAGGGAGAACTCGGCGGATTTATTGAGAAGGAAGGCAACCTCTCCAACGACGGTAATGCGTGGGTCTCCGGCGATGCGTGGGTCTACGGTAATGCGTGGGTCTCCGGCGATGCGTGGGTCTACGGCAATGCGCAGGTCTCCGGCAATGCGTGGGTCTACGGAGATGCGCAGGTCTACGGCAATGCGTGGGTCTCCGGCAATGCGCAGGTCTCCGGCAATGTGCGGGTCTACGGCAATGCGCAGGTCTCCGGCAATGCGCGGGTCTACGGCAATGCGCGGGTCTCCGGCGATGCGCAGGTCTCCGGCAATGCGGACTACGCCGTCGTTACAGGCTTTGGACGCTACTTCCGCGCGACTACATTTTTTCGCTGCAAGGATAAAATTCTCCGCGTGCAGTGCGGTTGCTTTTATGGTGATTTAGCGCAGTTCCGCAAAATCGTCAAGAAAACCCACGGCGACAGCAAATACGCCAAAGAGTACCTCGCAATCGCCGACTTGATGGAGTTTCATTTTTATGATGAGGAAGAAAATCAGGAGGCCGACGAATGACTAGCTTTTGGGGTCATCAAGACAACCCCTTTCCTCCTGCCGAACCCCGCCGCCCCCGCTGCCCGGTATGTGGCGAGGAATGCGAAGCAATTTACCTGATCGAAACGGAAATCATCGGCTGTGATATGTGTTATAACCCCGACGACTTCCCCGGTGAGGATGTCCAAGAGGACGACCCATGGGAAGATTGCCGCTGTATGGAGGACTATTAAATGACCATTGACGACATCAGCGCCCTGAAACAGGCGCACGCGCTTTTGAAGGGGCGGCATCTTGCCGAGTTCATCCCCACTGGAAAGGGCATCAGCGCTTGCTATTTCAACGCCGTGCAGGCTGCCCGCCGCATCTATTCCGAGAGCATCGGCGCATTTGTACCGCTTTTCACAAAACATGAATACGGCCTGAACAGCACCTATTTTCTGGCAGACAGCATTCCGGTCTACTACTATGACCTAAAAACCCGCAAGCCGGACACGGCCCTGCCGCCCGCCAGCTGCTACCGCATCCACCTCACCACCCCTGACCCGGAAGGAGAAGCAATCTAATGGATAAAGAAATCAAGCGCCCCCGCGCTCTTACGGCGTCCGATGTAGAGTGCCGCGTTGCCACCTGTAAAGCTAGTGGCGTGTCTCTTCTGCTTTATAAAACCGCCCGCTGCGATATGCAGATTCTGGATGAAACCTATGGCCCTATGAACTGGCAGCGCCGCCATTCCCGCGACAATGCGAACTGCACCATTGCTGTCTGGGACGATGACAAAAAGCAGTGGGTGGAAAAAGAGGACACTGGCACAGAATCTAACACCGAAGCCGAAAAGGGCCTTGCGTCTGACAGCTTCAAACGAGCCGGGTTTAACTGGGGAATTGGGAGAGAACTGTATACAGCTCCCTTTATCTGGATTTCTGCCGCCAACGCCGATGTGGTCGATTCTGGCCGTAAAGATAAATGGGGCAAACCGATTTATCAATGCAACACCCGCTTTTCCGTCACAGCTATGGATGTTAAGGGTGGCCGCATTACGGCGCTTACCATCGCCGCAAACGGAAAGACCGTATACAAAATGGGTAACGCCGAGCCCCAGCGCGACACCAACGCAGCCGCCGCCCGCCTTGCCGCCCGCGCCGAGTGCCAGCGTGCTGTCAAAGCCTACTGCCAGAAGAACAACGCCAATGAAGCTGATGCGTGGAAGCTCATCGTGGAAACCATCTGCAAACCCTCTAAGGATTTCACGGCAGAGGACTGGAAGCAGGGCCAGCAGATTGCAGAGGCGTGGAAATGAAGCAACAAATCTCCATCAAGACGGCCGTTGTTATCGGCAACACAATCACGCTGGAATGTTCCCCCACAGACTGCGATAAAGCCCGCGCCGTTATTGATGAGGGCAAGCCCCTTGCCGCCGTAATCGGCACGGCCTCACAAAAGCGCAGTCTCTCGGCCAACGCTTACGCCTGGGCGCTCATGAACCAGCTTGCCGCTAAAATCAACCGCCCTGTGCTGGACATCTACCGCGATTTGATACGCGACATTGGCGGCAGTTCCGCCCTTGTCACCCTCCGCGCCGATGCTGCAAGGGCATTCAAAAACGGTTGGGAGAGCAAGGGCGATGGCTGGCAGGTCCATAAGCTCGATGAAATGACTACCCCGCAGGGAACCTTCTACAATTTGCAATGCTGGTACGGTTCTTCCCAGTTCGACCCCTCACAGATGCACCGCCTCATTGAACTGATTGTGTAGGAATGCCAGCAACAGGGTATCCCCACCATGACCCCGGAAGAAATCGCAAAACTGAAAGGACTGACAGAAGATGCGCCGACCGACACGCAATGAATACGGCGTTCAGCTTGACCGAAACGGTTATGCGCCATCTATTATGCCCATTGATGGTTTTAAATGCTACAAATGCCAGCAATGGAAACCGACCGAGCGCCATGAAATCTTTTTTGGTAGCGGAAGTAAATACAATGGCAGCCGCGATAAAAGCAAGCAATACGGGCTTTGGGTTCCTCTATGTGCAGATTGCCATAGAAACGCGCCTGACGCTGTACATAACTGTGCTGCTACGCGGCTGCGACTTGAACAAGATGGCCAGCGCCATGCAATGGCCTACTACCACTGGACGATATCTGACTTCCGCCGCCGCTTCTATAAAAACTATCTCGATATTACGGAGGACTAGCCTATGTTGAATGTTGTTGCTATTATTGGCCGCATGGTCAAAGACCCGGAACTCAAAACCACGAACAGCGGCAAGTCCGTCTGCTCTTTCCGCATCGCCAACGATTCCGGCCATAAGGATGCCAGCGGCCAGAGCCAAACGAACTGGCTCGATGTCACCGCCTGGGGCAATACTGCCGAATTCATCTGCAAATATTTCCCCAAAGGTGCGCTGATCGCCATTGATGGCCGCTTGCAGACGCGCCAGTATCAGGACAAGAACGGCCAGAACCGCACAGCCGTTGAAATCGTGGCCCAGAACGCGAGTTTCTGCGGCAGTAAAAGTACCAGCCCTGCCCCGCAGAACGCCGCACAGCGCCCCGCAGCCCCATCACAGCGCACGCAGGGCGAACCAGATGCAGACTATGCCCTTATTGAGGACGAGGGCGATTTGCCGTTCTGAGGTGTTGCCATGAATGACGAGAAAGAAAAGAAAGAACGCATCCCCTCCCAGATAGACCGGATTTTAGCCGTGCTGGAATCCGGCGGCACACTTACCTCCCTGGACGCGCTGGAAGATTTCGGGTGCAGCCGCCTTGCGTCCCGCATCACCGACCTCAAACGGAAAGGCTACCCGGTAGCCTCCCGCATGGTCACCCGCCGCAATCGCTATGGTCGGCTTTGCCGTGTCGCGGAGTATTACATGGAGTGTTGAAAAATGGCAAACGAGGGTTACATAAAACTGTACCGCCGCATGATGAAGTGGGGCTGGTATACCGATACCCCCACAAAATGCGTGTTTCTGCACTTGCTGTTTCTTTCTTGCTATGAGCCGTGCTACTACAAAGGCGTCCAACTAGAACCCGGTCAGGCCGTTTCCTCTATCCGTCAAATTTCAACAGATACTGGTATAAGTGTTCAATCCGTTCGTACTGCCTTAAACCATCTAAAATCAACACAAGAAATAACACAGTGCGAGCATGGGAAATTTAGCGTATTTACGGTAACTAATTACAGCGATTACCAATGCGCTAACACAGAAGCTAACAAACAGGTAACACAGAACCAACACAGTGCTAACACAGACCCTTATATAAAGAAGAATAAAGAAGTTAAGAATACCCCCTATAATCCCCCACAGGGGGACGAGGGTGTGCCCGTTTCAAAGCGGTTTGTTCCCCCTACGCCTGAAGAAGTCAACTCCTATTGCCGGGAACGAAACAACGGCATTGACGGCAGCGAATTCTGCGACTTCTACACAAGCAAGGGTTGGAAGGTAGGCAAGAACCAAATGAAAGACTGGAAAGCCGCAGTGCGCACATGGGAGCGCAGCCGCAAACAGACGGCCCAGCCGGAAAGGAAGTGGATCGATTGAACCCCACACCGGAACAATGCGTTATCGGCGCAATGGTCTACGCGCCGGACAGCATCCTCTACTGCATCGACCACCTAAGTGAAAGCGATTTCGCGGACGGTGCCTGCGCCGCCACATTCTCCGAGATAAAATCCATGTACACCACACGCGGGTACTTCGCACAGGATGACTATGTGCTTATGAAGAACCGCGAGACTGCCGCAGTATGCGCTGCATCGCTCCCCTCTATCAGCGGTTACCGCAAATTCGTTGCCGCTGTCAAGGATGCCTCTCAGCGCCGCAGAGCCGCCAGAATTGGCCTTCAAATTGCAGAAGCCGGAAAGAGTGTCGATGACATGCGCGGCCTGTCTGCGGCCCTCTCTGACGTTCTCACAGAGGACAGCGTCGATAACCGCTGCATGACCGTTGCAGAGGTCGCAGGTAAGTGGCTCATAGAGCAAAACGACAAGACAGACCGCAGCATCAAGACCGGACTCAGCGCGCTGGATAGGCGCTGCTCTATCCGCCCCGGGCAGATGGTCGTTGTCGGCGGCAGGCCGAGTGCAGGCAAGACTGCACTCGGTTTGCAGATGGCATTGCAATTTGCCAAGGACGGCAAAAAGGTCTGCTTCTTCTCCTATGAGACAGACCAGGTCGGCTTGTTTGATAAGCTTATTTCCTGCTTTGCCCTTATCCCGATGGAGGAGATCGTCTTTAAGCGACGCGCCCCACAGGATGAAGAATACGCCAAGGCGTGCGCAACTATCAGCAGCCTGCCGCTATGGCTCATCAATGCAGGCGGTCAAAATGTCGCATGGGTATCTGCTACCGCAGCCGCCAAGCAGGCGGATGTCATCATCGTGGATTATCTACAGCTGATTCCCGGCAGGGGCAACAGCCGGTATGAAGTGGTCACAAACATTTCAATGCAGCTGCACACCCTGGCCCAGACAACAGGCCGACTTGTAGTGGCGCTTGCTCAGATAAACCGCGGCGGCGTGGACGCACCGAAGGTGCAAGACCTAAAAGAATCCGGCCAGATAGAGCAGGACGCAGATGCAATCATCCTTTTGGGCAAAGGCGAAACTGAATACTATTTCTCCCTTGCCAAGAATAAGCGCGGCATTACAGGCGATTTGCACATTGCCTTTGACGGAAACTATCAACGATTTATGGAGATGACGGACTATGACTGATAAAGATTTTCTGCTCAAGCTTGCGTTTGCCGAGCTTGCCTATGCAGCCAACCTGCACAGCGCAGCTAAAGAGAAACTTGAAAAGGCCACTGTTATTATGGACAGCGCGCAAAAGCACCTGCAAGAGGCCCTGCACGCCGATGAAGTATGAAATCATCACCTATTCCCGCTCTACCGGCGACATCACCCACTCCAAGCGCCTGTATTCCACACGTTGGAACGCCGAAGCCGCCCTGCGCACCGCAGGTTACACCCAAAATCCCCGCCTGCCGGACATCTGGTACAGCGAGAAGTACTACGCGAAAGTAAAGGAGATTGTACCGTGAAAGTATTAGTTGCCTGTGAAGAATCGCAGACAGTCTGCAAGGCGTTCCGAGAACGCGGACATGAAGCGTACAGCTGCGATATTCAGGAACCATCGGGAGGACACCCGGAATGGCATATTTTAGGCGATGCCATGAAAGCAATCGAGGGGGGGCAAATCGTAACGATGGACGGCAAGGCTCATGATGTAGGCAAGTGGGATTTGCTGATTGCACACCCGCCTTGCACGTATCTTAGTAATGTTGCCACGCGCAGTTTTTCCCTACGATGTACACCTTCAGAAAAAGTGGTTGCACGTTGGGCTGAAAGAGCCAAGGGCGCTGTGTTTTTTATGCAATTCTTAACAGCAAACGCAGAACGAATTGCAATAGAAAACCCTGTCGGGTTTATGAATACAGCATATCGCAAGCCAGACCAAACGATTTCTCCGTATATGTTCGCAAAATCTACAGATGACACGGAAAATTACGTCACAAAAGCAACGTCATTATGGCTTGTCAATCTTCCGCTGCTGCGCGGGACCGGTTTGCCAAAGCCAGACAACGCCGCAATGTTTGGTGTGACGCCGAGCGGAAAAGCAAGAACATGGGAAGACACTTTCAGCCGCTCGGCAAAAGTGAGGAGCAAAACATTCCCCGGCATCGCCGCCGCAATGGCAGAACAGTGGGGCAGTTTATGATCCAAAAATACATTATCTCCCTGCCCCCCATCACCAAAAAGAACTCCCAGCAGATATTTACCAACCACCGCACCGGAAAGCCGTTCATCGCCCCCAGCAGGCAGTACAAGAAGTACGAACAGGCCGCTATGTGGTATCTTACCCCCAAGCCGAAAGCCCCGCTGTCAGGCCGCTACCGCGTCGCCACGGTATTCTATATGCCGACCCGCCGCAAAGTAGACCTCACGAACTTGATGGAGGCTGCCCATGACACCCTTGTCGCCGCCAAAATCCTTGCAGACGACAACAACACCATCATCGCCAGCGTAGACGGTTCCCGCGTGCTGTACGACAAATCCAACCCCCGCACCGAAATTTTCATTGAAGAATTGGAGGATGAAGCAGATGCCCATCTGCGAACTTTACCATGATAATTTTCAAAACTACAAGTGCTACGGCATTCCACACGCCCAGCTTGTAATTGCTGATATTCCCTATAACATCGGGGCCGATGCCTACGCCAGCAATCCGGTGTGGTACAACGGCGGTGACAACAAAAACGGCGAGAGCAAACTTGCCAAAAAGAACTTTTTCAACACAGATGGCCGTTTCAAAATTGCAGAGTATATGCACTTTTGCTCCAAACTGCTTGTCAAAGAGCCGAAGGAACGCGGCAAGGCCCCGGCCATGATTGTGTTCTGCGCGTTTGAGCAAATGCAGGAAATCGCTGAATGGGGAAAAAAGTACGGATTCATGAAATCCTACCCGCTGTTTTTCGTAAAAAACTACTCTGCCCAAGTGCTCAAAGCCAATATGCGTATCGTCGGTGCGACTGAGTTCGCCGTCGTGCTCTACCGCGACAAGCTACCAAAATTCAACGGCGGCGGCCACATGGTTTATAACTGGTTCGAGTGGCGGCGCGATTCCGGCAAGGAATACCCCAAAATTCATCCCGCCCAAAAGCCAGTAAACCTGCTGAAACGCCTAATTGAAATTTTCACAGACCCCGGCGATGTTGTGATTGACCCCTGCGCCGGTTCCGGTTCTACGCTCCGCGCAGCCTATGAATGCGGGCGCGACAGCTACGGTTTTGAGGTTGACCGCAATTTTTACGCCCTCGCCAAAGAAAAAATGCTCGACTTTTCCCAAGAGCAAATGACGTTGGAGCAAATCGCAACATGAAAAAACAGAGGAAGCGTAACCCATGAAAGCCAGACTTCATCCCACCCCGGCCATGCAGAAGGCCATAGACGCCTATGCAGAAGCTAAAATTCAGGGCATTCAGAGCCGTGCGCAGGAAGCTGTCATGAAGGAGCGCAACGACATTGCAACTCGCGCCACTTATCTGTGTCTGCTGGCGTGCTATCAGGTCGGTCTTTCTCCCCGCACCCTGAAACGGATTCAGGATGCGATGACCGGCCCCGTTGCTGATAAATACAACGAGTACCGCAATGACCAGCTTGCCGACCTCTGGGCGCAGGTAACGCTGCAAAGCATTGGCATTGAAGCACCCAAAACAAAGGAGTCGCTATGACCACAACAAAATTCTGCAAGACCTGCGGGAAAATCATGTGGGATGTTCAGCCCACAAAGCGCTATTGCGATGCCTGCATCCGCAAGCGCAATATCAAAAGCGCGCAGGTATCCTACCAGCGCCGCAAGGATGCCGGTGCTTTGAAAAAATGCAAGAAACCCGCCGCGCATCCCGCCCTGAAGAAAACCATAAAATCCATTGAACAATGTACTCGCGAAGCCGACGCCCATGGCCTGACCTATGGGCAGTATGTAGCCCGCGGGCTGGATAAGGAGTGAGACTATGGACGCAGTTGAATATGTAAAAACTCTACATAGATTGTGCAAAAGCCAAAACGGCTGTTTTGAATGTGTATTGGAAAGCGAATGTGGTTGTATTGCAGCTGCAAGCAGATATGATAAAAACGCTGTGCCGATTGTTGAGGAATGGGCAAAAGAACATCCCACAAAGACGCGCCAGAACGAGTTTTTGAAAATGTTCCCGAATGCACTGAAAAGTGGACGTGTGCTCGATATTTGTCCGCGAACTGTTAATACAGAATACATGCCACCGAAAAGATGCGAAAATATTTCTTGTAGTGTTTGCAAAACAGACTACTGGAACGAGGAGGTAACAGACAATGACTAACATCACAACCATGCGTCCCGGCGAACACTTCATGTTCAAGAATTTCGAGTGGGTCTGTCTTGACCCGAACCACCCTGACGGCGGCGTGCTGGCTATTATGGCTGAACCGTTGGCAAAAAATGTAAAGTTCTGCCCAAGTGATAAGTTTGCCGATGAGAAAGGCAACTGGAATAACTACCGCACCAGCAATGTGCGGGGGATTCTAAACGATATGGCGAACAGTGTTTTCGAGAAAAAAAGTCTGCTGTCACATACCGTTGACCTTGTTGCCGACAACGGCGACAGAGCTTATGGCACTGTACAGGACTTTGTTTTTATCCTCACTTGTGACGAGTACCGCAAGTACCGTGACTACATCCCGCACTACGACAGATGGATTTGGACTGCAACGCCTTGGTTGTGCGATGATATAGATTCCGAAACGGGCCACGTTTACAGCGTTCGCAGTGTGGGCACTGTGGGACAGTTGGACAGCAGCCATGTGTTCTACGAATCTTTTGTTGCCCCGGCTTGTATTCTCAATCCGAAATCGCTCAATCTGCGCCAGAGCATGTCCTATGTAGAGGAGGTATCAGAATGAGTACAACAATAGGATGCCCGATTCCTGGCGCAAGCCAGCCGAAAGAACCAATGCGGCTGATTGATGCTAATGAGCTTTTGAAATATTTAAACACAAACGACTGCGCATACGACGGCGGCGAATTTCAAGCATACGAGAGTTGTATGATGTATGTACGCGATCTGGTCAACGATTTACCAACCATCGCCCCAGAATCCCTGCGACCTACGGCACATTGGGCTAAAGACAGACTGCCAGCCAAACACGAATGCGTACTTATCTACGATTCTGTTTGTCACAACATTTATATGGCATGGAGAGACGATGATTTAGACGTATGGTTCAGCAAGGAACATTTACCAGATTGTTTATGTCACCCACTGGATGCCGCTCCCAGAACCCCCGGAGGTGACCCCATGACCATTATCCTTGTTATCGCCGCCGTCTGTGTTTACGACCTGTGCGGCCTGCTCGCCGTCCTGTACATCAACCACACAGACAGAATGGACACCGTAGACGGCGCAGACAACGTTATTGTCCTTATTTTCTGGCCGCTGCTGGTCGTAACCCGCATTGGCATTGCATGTTATAGAATCATAAGGAGGCTTCTAAAATGACTTCTACCCCAGCAGGCAACACCCAGCGTCAAAAATGGATGGAAAAATACGCCGCCTATCAGAAAGACTTCATCGAGGCCCGCGATAAATTCTATGAATCCAACGTCGCCATGGCGGCGCACCCCGCTGATGGTATGCCCAAAGGCAACACCCGCTATGACCCGGTAGCCCGCCTGGCAGAGCGGTACGATAAAGCCTATGCCCGGTACTGCCGTGCCCGCGCCGAGATGAACACAGCCTATTTCAAGCGGCACGAAGCTATGAAACCCCTCAACTCCGACCAGCAATCTGTCCTGATCTCCATTTACTTTGAGGGCAAATCACGCCGCGATACAGCAAAAGAACTGAATCGTTCTGATTTCTGGGTACGTGCGCAGGAACGCACCGGCCTGTTTCTTCTGGAACTCCCCTCCGGCTGGGAACTTGATATTCTCCCCTGACACAGCAAAGCCCGCAGCTGTTCGGAATTTCCGAACAGCTGCGGGCTGATTTTTTATTCCTGCACTGCCGCAATGTTGTGGTAATACCGCCCGGCCTTATCCTCCGGCGCGTCCTTGTCATCCAAAAACGCCGCCGCAAGGTCTGCGTAAAACTCCGGTCTGTCCACGCTGTTCTTGCGTGCGGCCTTGCAGTAGTCGCTGTACATCATGTTCATCACAGCGGCCCAGACATACGGCTCACAGTGTACGCCGCGCGCTTCCCGGTAAATCTTCGTCTGCTCCACAGGCCAGTGCGCGCCGAATGTGCCGTCCTCGTTCTCCATGTTGTCCATCCATGCTTCCGCATCGGCACGGGTCAGCTCTGCATCCTGCGAACAGTGCAGGCATTCCTTCGTCTTTTCAATCTCGCGGATCATCTCCATGCTGCCCAGCGTAACGGGCAAATCCATGTAGCTCAGCTTTTCCGCTTCCAGCTTTTCAAGATAATTCATGTTGGCTCCTTATGCACTCACGATCATGTGTTTCAGCGTATCCACATCAGCAGGATAAAAAGTAAGGCTGCCAAGCACAGGGACCGTAACCGTAAGCCCGCTGTCCCCGATGGCTTCTTTCGCCGCATCGCACGCAATGTCAACATCCAGCTCCCCGGTGTCGGCAAGCCCAAAAGCCTTTGCAACCGGGTTTTCAGCAAGGCTTTCCAACGCCTGCTTGCTCCGTGCCAAAAATACGAACTTCGCACCCTTTGCGGCGGCTTTCCCAAGGCTTGCGTCCGGCAATCGGGCAATGATTTCCTGCTCCATGTAGGCGGCAATGCCGCGCTGTACTTTCTCGATACTGACCATGTGATACACCTCGCATCATAAGATAAAGGGGCGGCTGTTGCCGCCCCCTCGCATTTAGCTGTTGCAATCGCAGCCGCATTTGGGCAGCGGATTGTACAGCGTCTGCGCAGTCGTGGCGGTGCCAACCGTAACGTCCGCGACCATCTTCGGGTAGAAGGTAGCATTTGCGTAAGTCACGATGGAGTTATCACCGCAGCAACGGCGCTCGGCTTCCAGCTTGATCTTCTGGTCAAGCTCACTGCGCACCGATGCAATGTCCTGCCGCGCCAGCGTAAAGCTGTCCTCCGTGCGCTGGTTGTGCACAGCCTGCTCGCAGAACTTCGTGTCAATGGCACTCAGCTTGCCATCAATGTACTTGTACATCTCCAACATTTTCTGGTCGCCGTAGGTGTTGGCATCGCGCAGTGCGATCTGGCTCTGCAGCTCGGCAATTTTCTGCCCCTGCGCCAGCTCGTAACGGCTGACAGTGTGGTCTTCGCTGCAAGTGCCGCGCGGGCCGACAAGCCCGGCAAGCGCACCCATGCCGCCCAGTGCATTCAGCGCACCAAGGCTGGTGCCGACAATGCCGGTAGCAAGGCCCGCATTTGCAACGCCTTTGGAAGCATAATTCATTTCCATAGTTCAGGTTCCTTTCACAGTAATTTCCACAGCGCTTATGGTACTTTCAGTATACCGCACATGCTGTGTTTCTGTAGGACACCCCCGCGCCGCATTTGCGCCATCTTCACGCCAAAACAAAAAAGCGGGCAGCCACCCAAAAAGTGACTGCCCGCCTTCCCCTAAGCCTTCCCCTCTCACCGCATCTTATTCTTAATGCTTCTCACATGCCGGTTTACCGTCCTCTCACAGCAGTTCATCTCGGCTGCAATCTCGGCATTGCGCCGCCCGCGCCGCCGCATATCCAACACTTCCCGCTCATCGTCCGTCAGGCTGAACACAAGCTCGTCATACTCCGCCCGGTTCATGCAAAAATCAAACTTCATACAGCACCTCAAAACGGGTTTTTCTTGCCCCACTGCTTGTTGGTTTTCGCCAGATACGCGCGCCGCATCTCGTTCGTCAAGTCCATCTCGTTCAAACGCGCAACAGCCTCGCCCTTATCGACTTTGCCATTGCCGTTCGTGTCGGGAATAGTAGCGCGGTAGTTTACCCAGTCGCGCAGCGCATCTGCGCCGTAGCTCTGGTAAATCTCTGCACCGGCCTTGTCGGCATACGTGCCGCCCTTTTCCGGGTACTTACCGTTCTTGTCCTTCTTGTAGTACGCTGCCAGATACGCCCTTGCAAAGTCGTCTCCGCCCAGGCCATATTTCTGCATACCGTAACCGACTGTAAACTTGTCCGGGGTCTGCCCATCGTCCAGTGTCTTTGCCACAGCACTGTAAGCCTGCATGTAGGCGGTGACCGCCTTGTCTCCGGCAAGGTCTCTGATGTTGTGTACAGTGCTGCCATCGTCGGTGCTGTCTACAAAGTTGCTTACTGCATCATCACCGAACTGCGAATAGAGCGTGTTCCACTTCTCCACGGTGTTCAGCGTCGCATCGTCATTGCTGCTCGTCTCCCGCTTTTCATCGCGCACAAGGTCAGTGGCGTTCTTCATCAGCACATACTGGCTGAATCCTTCCGCGCCGCCGTCCCGGTATGCCTCGTACTCCTTCGCGTTCACACCGCTCACACCGTCACCCACAGCGGCCACGCCGCCAGCGGTTTTGGCTACCTTGTAGGCATTCTGCACAAGCGCACTCTGCTGGTCTTCCGGTAGCTGCAAAAACATACTGTTCTGCCGCAGCTCGTCAATCAGGTCATAGGCCGTCTGCCCGCTCGTCTTGGCGTACTCGGTCTTTTCCTCCGGGGTCATGTAGTATTTTTCACTGTCAACCGTGATTTGGCTGCTTGCCTTCTCCGGCAAGACGTGGCTGTCGTTCGTGCCGTTGTACAGTCCTTGCAGATACTCGTCAACCGGGGTAATGTTCTCGGCGCTCACATAACCGGGGCTAAGCATGTTGTACGCACCGCGCAGGAACATGCCCTTCGCTGAATTGTCCGTGCCGTCAAGACTCGCCTCTTCGCGGCCCCACTGGTCAATGTACGGCTCGTTGTTCATGCTCAGCCCGGGGATTTTGTTCTCCATCTTGCGGATATTGTACCCAATATCCCGTTCGGTCTTTGTGTCGCCGCCGCCGTAGCTGCTGCGCCGGGTATCGTCCACCGTCCGCGCCACCTGGCCTAAAGCCGTAGGCACAAACTGGTTGGCAAAGCTGCCAAGTGCACTTGTCGCAAGCGTTGCCAACTTGTCATTGGAATCTGCATAGCTTACACTGTCCAGCGTATCATTCAAGCCTTGCAGCATCGTGGTTTCCAGTACGGGCTGCGTAATCTGGCGCATCCTGTCCAGCGTCTGCGTCAGGTTAAACTCTCCGCCGTCTTCCTGGTCTTTAGCGATCTGCGCACCAATCAGCAGCGGCACGCTCGACGGGCTAGCCCAGTCTAGCGTGTAAGTCCCTTTCCCGGGTATTTTTACGGCATAATTCTGGTCGCCCAGCATTTCATTGTAGTTATCGGCGCGGTCATCTCCGCTCGCACCGCCGGTCAGCATACCATTCTTGGCAAGCAAATAACCGGCGCCCAAAATTGCTGTGCCTGTTACGCCCTTTGCTGCAGCGTCCATGACCCGCGTTGCACCCTGACCGGTTGCCCCACGGTAGATCGCTTCAACAGCACCGCCGACGGGATTGTACTCCAATGCGTTCTTTGCAATGTTGATGGGCGTTTTCTTAAACGGCAAAATGCCTTCCGTCACCGCATAGGCAATCTGCCCGGCAGGCCCATGCCTCCGCGTATCGTTTGAGAAATTGCGGAACGCCGTGCTCAAAAAGTTGTCCTCGTGGAATGTAGCTTCCCGCGCATCTTCAAGCGCTTGCGCCGCAGCCTGCCGCAGTACAGACCGGCTGTGTTCATCCGTAGCGTCAAAAATGCTGCTGTCATACCCGCGTGCTTTTAAAAAGCTCGCCATGCTGTTGCCGAACGCGCTGCGCAAAAAGAAATTATCCTCTGCTTCCAGCGCGCCGCCGTTTATGTCGCTTAAGCGCCCGATTGCTCGCCCAACAGGCGTGGTGTAGGTGTTTCGTGCGGCCTGCAGCCCGGTATCAATGTTCCAGCGGCCATCCTGATACAGCATGCTGTACATCTGGTTATCCGCGTAGTCTCTGGCACGGTTTACCATTCGCCGTCCATCCGCAGTCAGCATTGTGCCGACAGCTTTCGTACGTTCGTTCTGCGGCAAGGCAAGCTGCATCACGCCTGCAATATTGTCCTTTGCGCGCGTTACCGTGCCCATCATGACATTGCCCATCATGTTACGGATATGCGTGCGGCTGTTGCCAAGCATGCACAGGTAACGGATGTTATTCAGTCTGTCTGCAAACCCGCGCGCAGGCATATAGTTTGCCATGCGGCCGTAAACGCTCATCTCAAGGTCGTAGCGCTCCCGGCTGTCCGGCATGTCCGAAATCCGGCGGAAAGTGTCAACGGCATAGTCTAAATCTTCCTGACTTAAATCGCCGATGCCAAGGGCCTGCCGTGCAAACGCACCGTAAATGTCTTCGACAGTGCCGCCTGCTTGCAGTCTGGCTGCGGCAGCTCTGGCCTGTTCCTCGTTGATGTTTACGTTGCGCGCGCGGCCCATGCGTTGAATTTGCTCGGCCATATACTCAAGCTGGTCGCGTACATCATCACCGGTGTCAACGCCCTGACTATGCACAAAGGCCGTGAACTCATCATCCATCGGCCCATTCATCGTGTCGGCAACTTCCTGCGCTATATCGTGCAGCTGTTGTCCCTGCCGCGTATTGGCAAAGCGGTCAACACTGTTCTGTGTGTACTGCTCAAACCGCCGGATTCCGCTGTATTCGTCAGGCTGCGCATATCGCCCGGAAACAAGCGCCTGTCCGGCTTTGCTCTGCCCGGCGCTTATGGCACGGTTGATATTCGCAATTTGGGCTTTCACTACATCGGCTTCCGCGCTGCCTTCCGGCAGTTCTGCCAAACGCTGGCGTAGCTGTTCTGCCGCATGACTGCCCGCGTACACGTCGGAAGCATCCCATTGCCCATGTTGGATTTTCCTGTTCAGCTCATCTGCCACTGTGCGCCCGGCTTCGGTCACGCTGCCGGTCTGCTGCACAAGTACATCAAAATCCTGCGATGCCGTGTCCCTGCCCTCTGCCCGGCTGTAAACAGTGTGCGTCTGCTCGCCAATGCCAATCCCTGCAGCGGTTTGCTCGTCCATATCTCCGCGCATAACACGCTGGTTCGCGTAGTCCTGGTTCAGCACTTCGCGGCGGTTATACTGTGTACTTTCCGCACCAACCGCATTTGCGGGCACACTCTCGCTACCGTTCAGCGGGCGGGCCGCAACGCTCTGTGCCATACTGTCCTGCAAGGAAGCGGCGGCATCCGCCGTGTCAGTGCCGCCAAACATCCTGTCGTAAACGCGGCGGGTGTAGTCCGGCATATTGCTGTCAAAGCCCTGCACCTCAAGCCAGTCCGCAAAGTCCTCCGTGCCAGCCTGTCGCCCGGTGGGGCCGTCCAGAATCATGTCACGGTAATAGTCTGCCGTCGCAGCCGCCTGGTCGGTATCCACCAAAGCCCCGCGGTTGCTGGCCGCTACAGCGGAAAGCAGGTCATCCACGCCGGAACCGTTCACACCGGTCCCCATGTCGGCAAGCTCCATCAGGGCAGTGTCATACGGTAAACCACTCGTGGTAGAAAAATTTGTCCCGTTCTGGAAGTTGTACTGCTGGATGTTCTTCAAGCCGCTGGTATACAAAATATCCCCCGCCGCCTGCTCGTCCAGACGGATGGGGGTGCTTTTAAAGTAATCCCGCAGCGTAGCCGTCGCCTCGTCCACAGGCTCCGCAAAGCCGCTTTCCTTCACAATGCCGGTAGCAATGTCCTTTGCCTCGTCAGCCATGCTCTCCCGCGTCGCGCCGCTCTGTAGCTTGCCGTACAGGTCTTCAATGCGCCGGGTGTAAACGCTGCGTCTGTCCTTGCCGGTTATTGATTTTGCCCATTCAGCCACCGCTCCAGCGTCCGGCGCATCAGGGCCTTGTACTCCTCGTCCGTTGCCATCCGCGGTGCTACCAAGCCCTGCTGTACCAGTCTGTCCAGCAAGCCCGCTTCCAACTCCTCCGGGTTGCGGTTCATAGCCTGCGCCAGTGTCAGCGTTGAGGGGAACGTCTGCTCGAACGCCTGCTCCCAGGTTGTCATTCTGAACACCTCCATTTACTTCATTGTAGCCCGCGGCGCGCTGCGCGTCAATCGGCAAACTGTCCGTATTTTGCAGCGCAAGTTTAGCTTCATCGTCAATCTCCTGCTGGCGCTGCAACACGGCGCGGCGAAGCTGTTCAGCCTCTTTTTCCTGCGCGCCGTTCAAGTTGACCTGCCCGCGCAGTTCATCCAGCGTATTCAATGCGCTGCGGTTGGCTGCGTCTGGCGTATTCATCTGCTGTATCTGCGCGGCAAGCCCGGTTGTGCCGTTGGCTTCCGGCTGCACAATGTTTCTTGCCGGTGCAGCACTCTGCACATCCTGCACGGCATTGTCAGCTTGTTTCAAGGCATCCTGCGCGGCATCCCCTGCCGTGCCTTTCAGTCTGTTGAACAACGCCCCGCCGATTTCCGGCAGCGCGTTCATCGCCACATTGCCCGCAATGTTCTTTGCAGTGTTGCCTGCGATCTCTCCGGCACTCTTGCCCTCGCTCACATCGTTCACAAGGCTCGGCAGGGTGTCCAGTGCAAGGTCTGCTGTCGTGTCGGTCAAAATGCGCCCCAGTGCATCACCGGCACCCGCACCCAGTACATCCCCCAACACAGGGATTTTCTGCGCCTGCCCCACAACGACATTGCCGGCCTTGCCCATCGCTTGCGCAAGCGGTGTTCCTTCCATAGCGGTGTTGAACAGTTTGTACTGCATTCCCTTGCCGACAAGCGTGCCTGCCGCCGCCGCCAGCGGGTCATAGCTCTTTGCGCCCTCGATCGCATTGCTAAGCTGCGGCAGCTCGGCGCCGGTCGCATTTGCAATTTCCGCCAGCTTATCCACACTCTTCGTCAAAAACGGCACACTGTCATACAGCCCGGCTGTAAACGCCTGCGCAGTCTGCCCGGCTCCGTTCATCTGCGCTTTTCCGCGCAAAGCGCTGTTCTGGTTCAGCGCGGCATTCATGGCAGCCGTCTTTTTTGCGTAGTCCTCTTGGCTCAGACCATCTTTGTTTGCGGCAGTCTCAAACACCCGCTTCAAGCCGCTAAAGCCGGTATTCTTCGTGCTTTTTTCGTACTGGTTCACCGCCGCCACTTCGGCGCTCGTCAGCTTGCGTCCCGGGGCAGCCAGTTCGGCGCGGTAATTAGCATCGCTTTGCAGCTTTTTCAGCGCAACGGCAATGTCCTCCTGTCGGCTCTTGTAGTCGTTGCGCTTGTCCTTTGCAGCCTGTGCCTCTGACGCGCTGGGGGCGCTCCCTGCGGCGGCGTAACTGCTGCCGATAACTTTCCCGCCCCGCGTCACAGCGCGGCTCTGTGCGGGCTGTGCGGCGCTCTGGCGCTCTGCGTAGCTGTTCCCGATGTGCTTGTCTTTATTGGCTCCGGCATTTGCGGCAGTTTGCTTGTCTTTAAGCAGCTGCGCAGTTCGCTCTGCTTTCTGCTGGGCGCGGTATTTGATGTCGGATTTTTCCTGTTTGCTGTCGTCATACCGGGCGCGGGCACTGGCGTTGCGCTCTGCATTTGTGCGCTTGGGGTCGTAGTTGCCGCCTTTATTTCTCTCCGTGTCGGCGGTACTTGCCGCACTGTCTTCTCCAAACAGCGCATCCAGCGATGCCGCACTTTCCGTGTCGCCGCCCGTGCCGGTGGTACTGCCGCCCTTGCCGGAAGATTTCCTGCTGGATTTTGCAGCCTTCGCCGCTTTCTTCGCCGCATACTGCTGCGCCTTTTGCTGCTGCTGGTACAAATCGTTTGCCGCGTCAAACTTTGCCTGCGCCAGTTTCATCTGCCGGTTCAAAATATCGTTGTTCAAACTGTTTTCAAGGTTTGCACCCTGCACAATGTTGTTCAGCGTCTCGGTGTAGCTGTTATGCAGCACAGGCAGCGTCTTGTCAGTGGCGTTCATGATGGCACTGCCCTGCTGCTGTGCTTTCCTCGTTGTGCTGCGGCCAGTGCTAACATTGCTGGCCTGCGCCGTCTGGTATCGGTTCAAATACGCATTCAGCAGCGCATCTTCACGACCATTCACTTTCGCCATAGCTCAAGACCTCCAAATTCCCTAAAACCTTCCCCATCGGGGAAAGGTGGCCCCGCAAGGCCGGATGAGGGCAAACTTGATCCAGCTGCTCACTCACCCTGCATACATTACTCGTAACTGTACTCCCACTGCCCGGTAGTCGCGTTGAATCTCTGGCGAAGCTGCGGCATGCTGGCTGCCATGTTTGCGTAACCCTGCATCAGGCTGACAATATTGTTTGTGTTGTTTGCTGTAAGGTTCGCAAGGTTCGTCTGATACTGGCTCAAATCCGCTGCATCGCCGCTGGCACGCTGGTTTTCCAGCTGTGCCATGTTGTTTTGGTAGGTGTTTTCAAGGCTTGCCAGCTGGTTCTGTCGCTCGGTTTCCAGTGCGTTGCGGCTGTTGTTGTAGTTGTTCAGCATACCGGCTGTCGTGGTCTCGCTTGCACCGCCGTTAAGGCCCTGCGCCGCAAGCTGTTGGGCAAGGTTGCGCTCGCTCATCATCTTGTTGATGTACGCCTGCTGTAGGGCATTGTCTGTGGCGCGGTTCAGCTCGCCCTGCCCGTACTCGTAGTTGGCTTTCTGCTGTGCAGCACTGCGCTGGTAGGCTTCCTCACGCGCTCTGCGCTGCGCCTCCTGCGCGGCGCGCATCTGCTCTTCTGCCCTGCGCTGTGCATCTGCCGCCGCCTGCTGTGCGGCCTGCATCGCGCTCTGCATCTGGCTAATATAGCTGTTCATGTAGTCGTTGCTCTGTGCCGGCGCGCTGTAACCTGCCGCAGCGCTCCCGCCGCCAGAACTGCCGCCAGAACTGCCGACGGAGCCGCCGCCAGTGTAGCCGCCGCCAGTGTAGCCACCGCCAGCGCCGGGTTTCGGTGCTGTCTTAGCTTTCTGCCGGTTCAGTTCTGCGGCCTTCGCAGCGTTGACCATCGGATTAAAATTCGGATTTGTGTTCAACCGATGTATCGTTGTGCTTCCGTTCCCTCGGTTGGACAAAGCCGTGTAACTGGTCGTGCCGGGTTTCTGGTATATATCAGTCCTCTTTCCAAAAATCGGTTTCGGCATACTAAATCACCCCTTCCGCTCGCTCTGTGTTCCAAAATAAAAGGCCACGACCATTGTAACAATGGTCATGACCGTGTCAGGCTGTAACTTGCTCTGCAATGCCATTACGGCAAAAACCGCAACAACCACAAGTGTCACAATGGTTTTTACCTTGAAAAGCGCGGCAATGTTTTTCAAAAAATCGCCCATAGATATGCACCTTCTTTCAGCCAATCAAATGATTCTGCAAGGCTTCCTTTGCTTTCTGCATCTGGTCAATGTTGTTTCCATCCAGATTGTGGTCAAGAAGGGCAAGCAATGCCTGCATGGTCACATGCTGCCCCTCGTCCATGCGGTCAAGCCGCTGCTTGTCGTTTTTCAAGAATCCCTCCATGGCGTTCACCCGCTCTTCAAGCTTGGTAATGCGTTTGTCCTGGTCGGTCTTCGGCTTTTTTACTGCGGTGATGACTTTGCTGATGGCCACTCCCCCGGCATACAGCCCGGCAGCAGCGCCCGCCGCGTAAATCAAAAACGCCCAGGCCTCCGCAAGTGTAAACGAGAATACATGCTGCAACGGCTCACACCTCCGCCCATTCAGATTTGTACAGTCCAGCGTTTGTCAGGCCGCGTTCCTTGCACAGCAAGTAGATTGCATCTGCGTCTCCCTGCGTCACCGGCCCAATGGTAATCACTTGTAGCTTGTTTGCAGGCTTGTCCACCGTAGGCAGGGCCTTGACCAGATGGTTCAAATCAACCACGTCAGTGATGCCCGGCACGCTTCCCTTCGCGGCCTGGCCGTACTGGTGGATGTAGCGCGGCAGCGTCTTGTCGTAGTTCGTGCGCGTGTCGGCAAGCCAGCCGATGTAGTCTTCACACAGGTAGGTGTAGTCGATGTTCGCGGTTGCGAATGACGTGAAGGTATAGATGCCTGCCGTGAATCCGTGCGCTTTGGCCTTTTCGCAAAATGCCATTGCGATTGCCGTGCGCTGGTCTTTCGTCAGGTTGTCCGCACGGCCATCGTGGACGCCGGTCTTGGTTGTGTGTCCCCATTCGCTGTCGAAGAACAAGGGATAGCCTGTCGGCGCAAGGCTTGCGCAGAAGTCTGCCTCCTCCCGGGCCTCATCCACCGTGATGGCCTGCGAGAAGAAGTAAAAGCCGAACAGCTTTCCGCTTGCTTTAGCCCCGGCAAGGTTGGCATCGTACTGCTCGTCCTTCATCAGCTTTCCGCTGCCGTAGCCGCGATAACCGATGCGAACAATGGCACGGTATTGAACCTTTGCCCAGTCAATAGCACCCTGATGGTGGGACACATCAATCAGCACTTCTTCGCCACTTGTCTGCGCAGGCTGGTCGCCGTATGTGCCCGCCTTGTTGGGTATGCCTGCATACGCAGTCGAGTCAAGGCCCTTGCTCGTGGCAGTGGCTCGCACTTCAAAGTGGCAGTGCGTCCATGTGCCTGCGGCGTTGCCAGTCTGTCCGACAACCGCCAGCACATCGCCGGTCTTTACTTTCTGCCCTACGCTCGCAAGCAACTTGGAGCAGTGGCAAAAATACAGGTAATTCACTGCATCCGGGGTCTGGTTTGCGTCCAGCTTCACGCAGATATAATAGCCCCATTCCCATGTCTTATTGCTCTTGTTCGTCACGATGCGGGCTGTAACAACGGTTCCTGCAATGCTCTTGCCGTTGTAGCCGGGCATGCGGATTTTGTCGTCATCCAACCCGCAAACGTCAATGCCGCCGTGCCAAGTCTTGCCACCGCCGCGCGTGTAACCGTAGCAGCTGTACGGGTACTTCACGAGATTTCTCCCGTTAAAAATCATGGTATCACTTCCTATCATTCGTCGGTGGTATTTTCAGCGCCGTCAACCTCCGGCACATCCGGCGTCTCCGTAACCTCGTCTGCGCTCTCTCTCGCATCCACCGCATCGTAGTATTCTTGCGCCAGCGTCTCTACCTCGGCAATGTCATCTTCGGTCAGCAGGCCGTTGTCGTAGTGCGTGTACGCCTTGTCCAGCCAGAACGCAACGTCCCGCCCCGCGCCAATTTCCCGCTTGATGCTGCGCAATGTTAAATCGTGCCGTGCTTTACTCTTGATGGCCATTTTATTACTCCTTTCAGATTTGCGATGCTACCGCATCTTCCAAATCGGTAATCCGTTTAATGGGGTCTGCACGTCCCGTCACAGTCGCGCTGTCGGCATCGGTCAGCACGGTGTTAGTGCCGCTTAACGCGGGCAACGGCTGTGCGCCTGTCGCAGTGAACGGCACAGGCTTTGCCAGCTCGTACACAAGTTTTGCATTTATTGATGCAAGGTATTCCTTGGCCGCTTCTTCATTGTTCGCGTCGGTTTCTTTTAATCTTATGTAAAATGTAGACGCATTTGCCTTCATAATTCCGATTTTTGTCGCATTATTAAACGTAGCAGTGTCTTGAGGCAACGAACTTGTGAAATAACCAGCACGTCCTGGCGTTGTATAAATATTATTAAGATTTGCAACCAAAGAAAAATTGGCAATACCATGCTGGTTTATTCCGTACAACGAAATGTTTGCGTTAGCTAAATCAATAATTTTCCACGTTTCTTGCCCTTCACCACTCGCCGCGTCCACCTCACCGCCATACACGGTTTCGGGCAGGGTCAGGGTGTTGGTCTGCCCGGTGTATGGTGTGTAGGTGGTGGGGGCGGTGGTGCCAAGCGTGATTGTTACGTTGGATATCTTGCCCTCTCCTAGAGTACCATTTGGTGCGCCATCTATTGCATCGCCCCTTCCGCAAGCGTAAAAATATGCCGTTGCTACGCGTCCTTTGTGCTGTGGAGTTATAACAAATGTTTCTGTAATTTTTCTTACCGACGGCAACTTTTCGGCTTTTGTTATCGTCTCACCCTCGGTTACAATACACGGCGTACCGTCATCAAATTTGGAGTTAATCCTAAAAGCGTTACTTTCCGCTGTATCAGATGTGTAGTGATCATAAAATTTTTCCAAGGTGAATGTAAAGTCTAAAACGTATGTGCCAACAGGTAATTTATTCAATACATCTAATAGGTCTTCATAAGTTGATGCCCAGCCCACACCATCGAGACCTTCCGTTGTGCTTAGGTTCTCCCCGCACCTTGTCACCGTCACTCTGTCACGTCCCTTGATGGGACGAATGTTTTCGGGGCTTGGTGTTCCGCTCCCTTCCTGCATTGGTTCCCACTTCGCTTTCACGCCCAGCGGGTATCCCGCCACAGGGTAGCACACAACAGGGTTGCCGCTTTCTTCCAGCGGTGGGCAGAGCATATCAATGATGTGCTTGCTGCTCCACGGCGCATCCTCGCTCACCGCCGCATCATCAATCTGTACGCCGTCCTTTCCGGCAGGCCCCTCCGGGCCAATCTCTCCCTGCGGCCCCTGCTCACCGCGCTCACCCTGCGGGCCAGTATCACCCTTGGGGCCAACCGGGCCAGTTTCGCCAACAGGCCCCTGCGCGCCGGTATCGCCCTTCTCGCCTTGTACACCCTGAACGCCCTGCTCACCTTGGGGGCCGCGCTCTCCGGTGTCGCCCTTATCACCCCGTGGCCCGCGCGGGCCAGTTGCACCCGTTGCCCCGGGAGGGCCTTGAACTCCCTTTTCTCCTTGCGGCCCCTGCGGGCCTACGGGGCCTCGCGGGCCAGTATCACCCTTGTCGCCTTTGGCTCCATCCTTTCCGTCAAATTTGCCGTTAGCCGCATCATTCCGTAGGTCATCGGCCACACTCTTTGCTTCCGCGCTGTTCTTTTCTGCGTTAAGTGCAGCCTGCAAAACCTGCGTGGCAAGCGATTCGCTGGGTTTAAACGGTGCAGTTCCACCAACGTTTCCGCGCGTAATCACGTTGTATCCCTGCGTTTTTGTGATGCGCTGCACACCATTGGCAACGCCGCAATACACGATAGTGCCCGTACCCGCATTGGCAGTTACTTCGGCAGGCACATCAATCAGGCCGTTTTCCGGCACACGTATTTCAAAGGGTTCTCCCTTCGGCGGGTTAAACGTTGCCGTTACAGCAAGCCCGCTCCACATATCGTCAAAGGTCACATGTAGCTGCTCGATACCGTAACTGCCAAAAGTGCCAAGCGATAAGTTTCCGGGTCGAACACTGTACCCTTTCAGCTGTACTTCATGCAATGTCATTACACGCCCTCCAACTTACATCAGCAGCAACGCCCTTAACGCTCAGCGTCGTATCAGTGGGTGAAGCATACGGATTATTTGTTTCGTTCATGTGGTTCTCCTTTCACGCAATACGGCGCCAACGGTACACGGTTCGGTACGGCTGCATGTTGTTATGTGGTTGGTTGCCGCCTTCATTCGCAATCGAACCCGGCTTGGCTATATACGTGCCATCTGGCACAGTAGTAATAGGGCTACCAAACCCGCCTCTTTTATTATTTATATCAAGCATAATATTTGCTAAAGTCCCTATTGAACTTGGAAGTTCAGTGGATATTAGTGTGTGCGTTTCTTCGCCGCCCTCACTGCCAATAGCATGCACGCTATTGGCGCCAATCGTCACACGTCCAGCGCCATACGCTTCCCACATGCCGTACCCATACACCGCAGCAACCTTCTTTGGCGTGCTCAAATCCGGTGCGCCGGTCAGCCCTGTTCCGTCCCACTCGATAATGCCGCCAACCGGCACATACGGATATTTATACGGATTCTCTACCATTACTGGCTCACCTCCAAAACAAACACCGCCGCGCTTGTCGGCGCACTGTTCGCATAAAACTTAACCTCCCCGGCTCCGGGTTCCAGCGCGGCTACCATTCGCACCGCGTCCGTCGCTCTCGTGCGGTCACTTACGGCAATCCGGCTGTCCGCCGTCACACCTGCAACAGTCACGGAAGCGCAGGTGGTGTAGCTGGTCGTGCTGCCGTCGTCCCAGGACACCGTGTAATCACCGGTAGTCCAGGAGCTGGCTGCCACCGTAACGGTTTTGTAGCTATGCTTGTTTTCTGCGCCCACATCCTCCGCTTTCAACCATACCGATTCCCCTGTCTTGCCGTTCACGTTCTGGATAACACCCGGGTCACCTTTCTCACCCTGCGGGCCTGTCGCGCCAATTGGACCTTGCTCGCCTGTCAAGCCCTGGATGCCCTGTGGACCTCGCTCGCCGGTTTCCCCCTTTTCTCCCTGGATGCCCTGCGGCCCATCCGGGCCAACTTCACCACGCGGCCCCTGCGGGCCTGTCTCACCGGTAGCGCCTTGTGGTCCCTGTGCGCCCTGCGGCCCCTGCGGGCCTTGCAAGCTGCCGATTGGGTTCCATTTCTTGGCCTCCACATCCCAAATGTACACAACGTTGTCTGTCTCGCTGCCCACCGCGTAAGCGTCGCCCTTGTTGCCGGTTGGGCGTGCTCCTTCTAGCAACGTTAGGCTGTTGTATCGCCCCAGCACAACAAAGCTCGTGCCGTCTACGCCTTTCTCACCCCGCGGCCCTTGCGGACCGGTCGGGCCTGTTGCGCCGGTAGGCCCTTGTGCGCCGGTCAAACCCTGCGCGCCGCGCGGTCCCTGTACGCCCTGCGGCCCCTGCGGGCCAATATTGCCCTGTGCGCCCTGCGGCCCCTGCGGGCCTACGGGGCCTTGCGGCCCTTGTGCGCCGGTATCACCTTTGCGCAGCGTTATCTGTGTCACGCCGCCATTGTCCGTAATGGTCGCGCCTATAAACTGCATCCGGCTTCGCTGCGGCATTTCCTCGCCGCCATCGTCCAGTATCAAATGACCGCTGCTGCCGGTAGCCTGCCAGGTCTTGCCGTCGCTGCTCGTCTCAATGACCCTGTCGCTGTTCAGCCGGATATACAGGCAGCCGCCCTCATTGTGGGTGCGTTTTTCAAGCGCCATTTCGTTCAGGGCCGTCACAAGCTGGTTGAAAATCGGCACAATGACTTCTCGCGGTATTTCATCCATAATGCGTTGCATCTCTGCGGTAGATACGCCCGGCGTGTCTGGCCGCCCTACATTACCTTTTCCTTGTAAATCTGCGTCTGTAATTTTTTTAAATGCCATTTTCTCACCCCTTAAAGTTCCCATTTTCCACAAACTCAACGGCAATCTGCATCAATCCAAACGGCTCATTTAAAGCATTGTTTGCAAAGCGAAACCGCGCCTTGTCCACTCGTTTGATTCGGATTTTGTTGTGCAATGTCCGCGAAGTCTTGTCGTTAGAATAAGTAAGGCGCGAATAGCGCAGCTGGTGATAACTAAAAAATCGTGCGTGCGCGCTGTCGTTCCAGATATTAGACCAAATGCCGCGCTTCATGGCATAAACTACAATGCTCGTTACAGCACTGGGGGCCATTTGCAAGGCAAGATAGCGGAAACTCTTGTTTTTATAAAAAAGCGTGCCAGCTAAGTCCGGTGTTTCCCATTCGGCATAAATCACAGCGCCGTTATCGTTGTAACTGGCAATATCATCTGGGTCATTGTAAAACTGGTATACATTCCCGTTGTCAGCGCCAAAATATAGGTCGGTCTCATCCACCCACATTACACGCGCCGGGATATTCGTTTCATAAAAGCAGGCATATTGCCGGGTCGAGTACGGCTCGTTCTTGTTCGCTCCTAAATTCTGCTGTCCGTCCAGCACATAGGCAACGCCGTTCAGGCACAGCCAGTACATATCCTTGTACACACAGGCGTAAGCATCCGCTTTGTTTGCTTCGGCCAGCAGCTTGCCGTTCATGTAATAGCTTCTGTTCTGGCTAAATCGTTCGCCCACAATGTCGCTTGGTGTAATTGCGTAAATCCCTAAATTGGTCAAAAAAACAGGCTCATTGGCGCAGTAGGCAAAGCTGTATTTTGCGATTGCGCCGGGGCCTTGTATCGTGTTGGTAATGGGAAAAGCCGGTTCGCTGTCCACCAAATTGCCCTGTCGTATCACAACATTCCGGTCGGTCTCATGCTCGTCCTTATGGGCTGCAATGCGGTTTTCAATGATAGAGTAGCCCATAATAGCACTTTTTGCCGTGCCCAGTTTGCTGTAGGCGGTGTCCGGCCAATAGGTCAAGTCATACTGTCCGCTGTACCAGTCCTGGTTCGGATAATCCGGGTTGCCGCTCAAAAACAGGCGGTCTGCTGCGCCGTTCACACCAAACAAAATGCCAATATTACATTTGTTGATTCTGTCCGCATAGCCTTTCACGGTACGGCTTGCGGTGATCTCAATGTTGTCCTCGCCGGTAACAGGGCTTTTCCCCGGCGCAGTGTTGAACGTTACCACTCCCGTTGTCGCATTGCAGCTGTATCCGCTGGTCATCGTCTCCCAACTGCCGTTGCTCGTCAGCTTGCGCACTGTCACATTGGCACTGTCCAGCCCGGAAAAACTCAAATGGTACTGGGTGCTGGTCCCGTCTGCTGCAAAAAGTTCCTTGAACTTCGGTTGCAGCAGGTTCAACGCATCATACTGTTTGCCGCCGCCGGAAGGTGCTTTTGCAATCGTCAGCGTCGGGATTTTTGCATCGTCACTGGCTTTTTTTACAGTTTCTCCGTCATATACTAGCAGGCACTTTCCATCGGCAATAAACAGCTTATCGTCCATCTGCCAGCTTTTGCTGCGGGCATCTGCCATGTCGCTGTACAGTGCCTTGCCTACTTCCTTGCCGCCCTCTGGCAGCTCGTATAGTGCCGTTCCCGCATGGATAAGGCTCTTACCCTTTAGCTCGTGGAAGCCGTTCACACGGGCCGGAAACGCCGCTCGCAGCTTATATCCCATCCGCTTGCGCACCTTGCCGGGTTCTGACCGTATCATGTTCTGCGCGTTGGGGCTTTGGCTCACGCTTACATTGGCTGTGTTGCTGGTATAATCAATGCCAAGCAGTTTATCAATCGCAAGTTTGCTGCGGGCAACCTGGCTGGGTATCGTAAAAGTTGCCATGCTTACCACCACCCTGTATTGCTTGTAAAGCTTTCCTTACTTACGGTTCTCGGGTTCTTCAGTCGTTCAAAGGCGGTCTCAAACTCGTTGCGGTAGTAAGTGGCAATGGCAATGTCATCATCCTTGTATAACTGGCTGGCAATGTACAGCGGCAGCAGTACAACGGCATCGTCCGGCAGGTCGATTTCTTTTGTGTTCGGCGTTTCCAGCGTCAGCGTTGTGGGCTTGGCATCGTAGAAAAACTCAAACTCGCCTTCAAAATCAGCCGGAAAAACCAGGTACTTGCCGCCGTACAGCTCCACCCCGTCTACAGGTTCCGGGGTATCGTCCACCAGCTTGTACACCTCATAAGCGCCCATCCGCCAGTAATCCGGCACCTGATAAACCAGATTCACAGTCAGCTTTTCGCCCTTGTCTTTGTCTACCATGTAGCTTTTGCGTAAATACCGCCCGGCAGTACAAATCATTTCAATGGCTTCGTTGGCTGCCTGCGGCATCGCGTTTAAATATTCTTTTGTCGCTTCGTCTGGGTTCGAGAGGTCTGTGCCGTCACTGGCGAACATCTTCTGCAAGGATGCCAGCTTGATCTGTTCCCATGTCATTTGCAATCACCCCCTGCTGCATAGCTTCCTGTTTGTCCATCTCCTCTTTGATGGATTTCTGCATTGTGGCTGCATACGGGAATCCGGTCTCTTTCAGGAAAGTCCACAGCCGGTACTGGCTTGCAGGCTCGTTAATGTTGCCAAAACCGCCTGCCTGATACTTTACATCGACCATATCCCACAGCCGCTCGCGGTTGCTTGCAAGGTTACTTGCCGGGTCTACCTCAATGATAAATTCATCGTTCCAGTACAATTCCCCGGCTGCGTCCCGCTTCAAAAACTCCATCCTGTCAAAATGCCCGAACTGCTGTTCGCCGTCCGTGTCGGTCTCGGTCATCGGGTACGGCTCATCGGCATACGCCAGCAAAAACTCAAACATCATGCGGTACAGCTTGGCATAGGCGTTGTTCTTCATCTCGCGCTTGCTCTGCAAACGGCCTGCGCTCTGGTTCGCGCTGAACTGCTTCGCACTGCCCGATGTAGCGGAAGAATCGTACTTGCCCTGGAATGCGTCCGTAATGCCCAAAGTGGATTTTGCCCAAGTGTAATTCATTTCCAGCATGTTCTGATCGTTTTGCACATTGGGCTGCACATTGATAACATCGATCATAGCTTTCTGGCTCGGGTTGTCTACGCGCAAAATTTTCAGCTCGTCATCGTTAAGCTCTGCATTTACGCCCTCCGGCAGCACTACCCAACTGCCGCCTTTCAGCAACTTTTCCTGAATCTTCGTGCCGTATTTGTTGATAGCCTGCTGCTGGTCAGCGATAATATCTACATCCGACACGCCCAAAAACTTGTCCGATGCCGCAATGTTTATCCGCTCCACAATCGGGAACCCGTGCGGTTTGTAGGCCGGTATCTCGTTGGCCTCCATCTCGCCCGGCATCATAATGACATCGCCGCTCTCGTTGTCACGCTGCACGCTGCCGTCCGGGTTCACAATGGGAACATCCTCGCCCATCACCTGTGCAGGCAGCACTTCGCCGCTGCTAAGCACTACATCCTGTGTCAGCGTAAGGGTCTGTACCGGCTGTTCTTTGAACTTCTTGTTCCCGCAAACACAGACATCTCCCACGCGCCGCCGTCCGCATTTCGTGCAGACCTCTGCCGTGCGCGCATAATAATCGGGGAAATCTTCAAGCACCTGACACCCTACCCAGCTAAACATACCTACTGTGCCCTTGTCGTGCTTGTAATAGACAATGTTCTGCGTCACAACGCCTGTGTGGGTGCTGTCATCGCCCCCGCGCGCGTCCGGCGCGTCCTCTGTGTCGGTCTCAATGGTAATGCCGTACCGCGCTTCCAGCGAATCCTTGCTCTTTGAGACCTGCACAAAGATATAATCCATATCCTCAATGCGGTACACACCCGGCTGTGGGATGACCTGCCGTGGGTGACGCATCTCTACTTCAACATCGCCCAGCGTGCAGTGATACCCTGCAACCGGGTTCCACTCCACATGGAAAAAGTCCGCGCCCTGCACCGGCACTGTGCGTTCGCTTCGGTCATTCAGTTCAATAAACCGCATCCGCCGTGCCTGATTGCGCAGCATGTTTTCGGCCTTTCGCGCCAAGTCCCGGTCTTCCGCATGGATAGCTGTTACCTTCGGCATCGGGTAGCTGGAATCTACCTGACTTTCAATCAGCTCATAGATAATATTGCGCACATTCGTGGCGTTCTTTTTGGCGCCCTGTATCTCGTGGCTGCCATAGTACATGGCCTCGCGCTTGCGCATCTTTTTCAGGGTGTCACTGTATGCAGCTTTCGCGTTGGATAGCTTGCCCTGCCATTTTTCAAGGTCTTTTGTCTGCTTATCGTCTTTCTTCATATCGTCACTCCTGTGGGGTCATGCCCCCGCAAATGTGATAAAAAAGCGGCCCTGCCGTAGCAGAGCCGCTAAAATTACTGCTTTTTGGTTCGCCGTTTCCGGGTGACTTGGCTTCCCCCTGGGGGGAAGCTGTCAGCGGCTCCGACCGCTGACTGATGAGGGGCAGCCTTGCCGCTGTTGTCCGCTTTCTCCACCGCCCGGGAATAATACGTCCCGTCCTTGATCACAGCCTCCACAACATACAGCCGCTTGCCGTCCTCAAAGGTGTCCCCGATTTTCAATCCTTTAGGAACCATACTGCACCGCCTTAGGTCAGCGTGCTGCCAGCAGTAGCGCCGCCCAAAATAACGTGC